GTGGGTCTTTCATAAGGAAAGATAGATAGGGATGAATCTAGCTACTTATAGTTACTAATACGCCGAGTCAGGATTTTCCATTACTGGAAGGGGATTGTGTTGTTTGCGAAACAGGCGACGCTAAAATCCTTAGCGTAGGTCTTGTAGACCATGATGTCGATGTTTGGAGCGACGGTCTTGGTCGATCGCAGTACGTTTTGCACGAATACTTGCAGAAGGCCTGGGTAGATACCTTCTGGGATGGGATCATTGGAGTCACCTACTTTGGAGTAGGGGTATGGAGATAGGTACGGTAGCATGATAGCAATGGTACCACGACCCTTCGATAAATCGAAGGTCGTGAAGTACGTCTGCGAAGCCTCATTGAGGTTTGCTGCTACTTTTCCTGTAGGGGAGTACGAGAACATCAATTGTCCGCGATGCATTTCGGTTGCGATAATGTCGAAAATGAGGACAGTACCGCCGGACCAGTAGTTGAAGAGATACGGCAATTGATCTAGAATGCCGGGTCCTCCTCGAGTTGGTCCGCTCGTGTACGACGCGAGTTGTGTTCCCGACACTTGTGCCTCATTCCACACGATGGTACCTTGGTATTGTTTGACGCTCGTGAGGAGATTCTTGATAGATGTCTCCTTGGCGTTCATACCGAAGGCTTGCTCGTCCGGTAGTGACATACCGTTATGGTTAACGGTAGTGAGCGTCTCCTTGTAGTTGTGCAAATCACACGCGATTCCGAGAGGTCGGGTTCGATGTTGGATGGGATAGGGCTGGTATTGGATCATGTGGGCGTCGAGAAGGCTTCCAAGCTTGGAAACTTTTTCTGCTATCGGAAGAGCAGTCTCGATTGCTCGGTCAATGAACTCGATGACACCAGATTCGGCGATGGTAACAATATTGCCGACCTGTTGTTGTTTTTTGTTGGCTTTCTTCGAAGCGAAGATGGTCAGTGGAGTTAAGCCAAATGTTGAGCTCAGACCGTAGTATAGGCCAGCATGAAAATCGTCTCCTAGGGCGATGTCGAATTCGACGGAGTAATCTCCGTATCCTCCGACACACTCTACGGTGACGTAGTGGTTGTCACCAGCTCCGGTTTGTCCGAATGGTGATGTAAATGTTCGGGCTAGGTAGGGGATGACGACTTGCGCGGGGCAGTTTGCGTCGAAGCTGTGTATACCGCTGAAGTCTTGTTTGTCGAATCCAGGGGCATTAGCTTGATTGCCGACGTTGATGCGAACGTATCCTTGGGGAGGAAAAACGTTCTCTCCTGCTTTGTGCTGGACAAGGGATGCTCGTAGAACGATCGATCCACGCCAGAGAACGTAACAGTTGGGCAGTATTCCTGCTGCTGTTAGAGCGAGATTCTCGACTGTCATCGAGAAAATTTTGGTAGTATCCGGCTCGCTGTTGAAGATGACCTTTCCAACGCGGCGGAATCGCTTGAACAGCGTTAGCAAGTCGTCTGGGGAGTCTTGGAAGTGGGATGGGAGTACCTGCTTGGTATAGCCTTCGCCTGCACAGAGCACGGTTAGGTCCATTTCGTGGACTGGAGTGTTGATGTTCGTCACTAGGCATTTCACCTCGTTATCGTTGCTCGTCTTTTGGACGGCATCTTTCACGAAGGCAAAGGATGTGCCTGATTCCGGATGGGTGATGACAAAGGAGCTTCCCTTGTCGAATTTGTGCGAGTAGTACGCGGTCGCGGGGATGACCTCCGGGACCTTGAATACTGCGTCTTGGATCGCTGAATAAATTGCGATCGGCACCGATTGCGGATTGTCCGGTCCTGTTGCGAGTCGCGACATGACCTTGATTTGGAATGAACCGAGGCTCTCAGGGTGGCGTAGGTAGCCTTTGTGGAAGCGGAAGGGGATATTGTACTCGACGCTCTCATCTTGGGAGAGCTTAATCAGTACTCCGTTGTTCTGGACCAATTGAGTCGTCGTCATGGCGGTCGTATAGGGAATGAATCCTGCAACTAGACAGCCTGCGTAGAAAGGCGAAGCCTTAATGACGATTTTGATCGTGATGCTGCTGAACTTGTAGAAGTTCGTGGTATCGAACGGAGCCTTTTGGGCTGCTGTGACGATGACGTCATTTGGGATGTCGAGGGTGAGTAGATTGGTGCTCGGAACTGCGGTCGCGGGCCAGTTGACTGTTTGAATGTAGGTGAATTTCTTCTCGAGTTTAGCGAGAGTCCAGTCCGTATCATTCATAGTAGCCATTGCTCTCTTACTCTGGGAAGATGGTGTGAATGCTCCGAGGGAAGGATTGAGGCTCGTCATTTGGGCTCCGTCAGTGATGGTTGTACCAACGGATTCTCTGACACTGCGTTCAGCACCGGAAAGTGAATCTACTCCGGCTTGTTGAGCTGGTAGAGGTGCGACCTCGCTTGGTGCGTGGGATGATTCCACGGCTTGGGCGACTAGCGAGGTTGAAGGAAGGGACGCTCCTGCGAAGTCACTATTCGTGACATTATCGAGGGCGCCAGCTTCGGGAATGGTTATAGCGGGGGAGATGGTGGTGATTTGGGGGATGTTCATTTTTGGTGTTGGTTGGATGCCTGGCTTGCCCTTGTATGGGTGTGGGGAAGCTTCGGAATTTCCAATCCTGTCTTCGTCGCGAGT